GAAGGTACAGTTAGTGATTCTAACAATTATGCTTCTACTGATCTTGCTATAGGCGCAAATGCAAATGGCACATTCTGCCTCACTGGTTGGATGGATGAAGTCCGTGTCATTAAAGGGCGCGCGGCATGGACGGCAGCCTTCACGCCTCCGGGGCAACCATATGCTGATGGTTTTGCCGTCGGCAGAGGTAAAGCGATTACAAATGGTGTCGGCGCTGCTTCTGGGTCCGGTGCAGGTGCAGCAACAGGCAAATCAATCTTCAATGGTGTTGGTTCTGCCACTGGCTCTGGTGCTGGCGCAGGCGTTGGTGATTTTGTTTCTGGCGGCGCTGCAATTCGTGCTGTCGTTTCTTGGTGGCAAATTGAATTTCAAGAAGCAGAGTCTCCAACGACAGACGCTGCAGGTGCCACCGCAGGTAATGGCGCTGCAGCGGCGGTCGGCAAGTCAATTGTCAATGCGGTAGGCACTGCGTCTGGCAGCGGCGCGGCTACCGCTGCGGGTGTCGGCGGGTCAATTGCCAGCGCAGTAGGTACAGCGGATGCCGCCGACATTGTGCCCAACATACTTTTACTCCTAAGAGCGGACGCAACAGACGAGTCAACGACATTTACCGACCTGATAGGATTACACACCTTTACTCCTCACGGTCAGGTTAAAATTGATACGGAGCAATCAAAGTTTGGTGGCTCGTCCATAAAGTTTGACGGTACAACAGATTGGATTTCTACAACTGACACAACGGATATAACATTAGGTACGTCCGATTTCACAATTGATTTTTGGTTCTATAATACAGCGGCTAGCGCGTTTGCAAATTTCTTCACTTATCAAAGTGGAGATATAATCCCGCGACTTGCGGGCGGTGATGTGAACGTATTTGCTGTTCCGGCCGGTGGCGATATGTTTTCAGGCACGGCCACTCCGTCGCTTAATGCTTGGCATCATTTTGCACTTACTAGAAGCGGTAACGACCACAGATTATTCCTCGATGGAACGCAGACGGGTTCGACATATACGGCTGCAAATAATTACAACGGATCATCTTCCGTAGTTGCAATAGGTGCCAACACTGATGGCACCAACAGTCTTAATGGCTGGATGGATGAAATTCGTCTTGTAAAAGGCACTGCACTCTGGACTTCAAATTTCACTCCGCCTAGTGCACCTTATCCGTTTGGTGGCGCAACAGGTGTTGGCGCTTCAACTGTTGCTGCAGTAGGCAGCGCATCCGGCAGTGGTGCTGCTTCCGGAGTTGGTGCTTCTCTTTTCAATGGCGTCGGCAGTGCGACGGGTTCCGGTGTTGCCTCAGGATTGGCGGACTCAGGGTCTGCAGTAGGTGCAGCCACAGGAACTGGAACGGCATCTGGTGTCGGCGCTTCTATATTTAAGGCGGTAGGCTCTGCTTCTGGTTCTGGTGCGGCAGCAGGTATTGGTCAATCAACAGCGGCTTCAGCAGGCGCCGCAGCAGGTACAGGCAATGCAGCAGCAACAGGCAATGCAAATTTCCAAGGCGTCGGAAGCGCCTCGGGCACAGGAACTGCAAATGGCGCTGGCAAGAGTAATGCGGCGGCTGCTGGATCAGCATCCGGAACTGGCGCGGCATCCGGAATCGGAGCTTCTACAGCTGCTTCAGCTGCAAGCGCAGCAGGTACCGGAACTGGCGCGGCTGTCGGGGCACCAACGGTTGCTGCGACAGGCAGTGCGACAGGTACTGGCAACGCATCGGGTGTTGGCCGATCAACCGCAAACTCAGTAGGCAATGCTGCCGGAACAGGCGCTGCCAGCGGTGTCAGCGATAGTGGAACTTCAAATGGTTCGGCGACTGGCACTGGCACAGCGACTGGTGTTGGTCAATCGACGGCGGCTTCGGCGGGGTCGGCTTCCGGCAATGGCGCAGCGGCTGCGGTCGGCGCCTCGATAGCTTCAGCTGTTGGTTCGGCTTCAGGGTCGGGTGCAGCTTCAGCCAGCGGTGTTGCGGCTTTCCGAGGTGTAGGCAGTGCTTCAGGAACAAGTACAGCTGCAGCAGTTGGGCAATCAATTTTCAATGGTGTCGGCAGTGCGGCTGGAAATGGCGCAGCAGCTGGCATTGGTCAAGCGACGACCAATAGTGTCGGCAATGCTACCGGCGCAGGCGCTGCCAATGGGTTTACTGGACAAGCTAATACTGCCAATGCAACGGGGACAGGAACAGCGACTGGCGTTGGTCGTTCGACGGCAGCCTCAGTCGGCAGTGCAAGCGGCAGTGGTGTTGCGACTGGGGTTGGTCAGGCTAATACGCGAGCGGCTGGGGCCGCGGCCGGAAATGGCACAGCATCTGGCACCGGCATTGGGGCTGGCATCGGTACGGGGTCAGCCTCAGGTACAAGTACAGCTACATCTACTGGTCGGTCAACAGCCGCTGGCGTCGGCGATGCTTCCGGGGTTGGTGTTGGAATTGGAATTGGCAATCAAATTGGAACTTCAACTCGGCGCAGGGTGACCCCCGGCGTTGGCCGAGCTGGTGGCGCTCCGCAAAGGTCTGCAGAAGAGTTTGAAAAGAGGCCAAGTCAGGTATCAGCTAAAAGGAGGATTAGTTGATCGACCTCTACGATAAAGGGGTCGCCAAGTATCCATGGTGGCCTGACTGGCGAGGCGAATGTGTGGCGATCGTAGCTTGCGGTCCGTCTGCCGATAAAGTCGGCGTTGAAAAATTAAAAGACCGGATGCATGTGGTGGTCATTAATGAAAGTTACCGGCTCTGTCCTTGGGCGGAGATGCTTTATACTTGCGACGATACTTGGTACCATGTGAACCGTGATAAGCTGAATAAATTTAATGGGATTAAGATTTCATATTTGACAAAAGAAAAAGGCGTAGAGAACATTACTATCGTCAAGGAGAAAGATCCAAAGACGGTATCTTTTAAACATCATATGCTTTTTGAAGAGCCGGGGTTTGTCGGCTCTGGCGGCAATTCAGGTTACCAAGCTATCAATCTAGTCGCCCAGTTCGGGGCGACTGGCATTGCCTTGGTCGGTTATGATTTTAATCAAGCCGGCGGAATACATTGGCATGGCGATCATAAAATGCCTTTAAAGAATCCAGACAACGTTCGTTTTATTGAATGGAAACGACTGCTCGGATTTGCGGCACCGGTTCTTAAAGCCAAGGGCATCGATGTTGTAAACTGTTCTATGAACAGTAGCATCGATAGCTTTCCGAAAATGACAATCAATCAAACTCTAGAAAGGTGGAGCCTATGACTATCCGGATCTTTGTTGGGTGCAGCGCCAATGGCGAAGACGCAGAAGCGCAGGGCATGTTGGAATATACCTTGAAGCGGTATGCGACCCAGCCGCTCAACATCACATGGATGAAGCTGTCTAAAGATCCGGCTTCGCCTTGGTACAGCAATCCAAAAAAGAACGAAGGCTGGAATACAGTCGGCTGGGCTACGCCGTTCTCGGCTTTCCGTTGGGCCATCCCACATGTCTGTAATTTCGTAGGCAAGGCAATTTACATGGATGTCGATATGGTCGTTCGAGATGATATTAATAACTTGTGGATACAGGAGCATCCTGAGGGCAAGTCTATTTTGGCAAAGGACGAAAAGCATACTTGTGTGATGCTATTCGATAATGAAAAAATCAAACCGGTGTTGCCTCCGTTTGACCAGCTACGGCGACAGGAAGGGCTCTATCGCAAAGTCCGGCATAACGTTGGCTCGGTTACGTCAAAGTTTGCTAACAACTGGAATTGTCTTGATGGAGAAAATTACAAGACTCTGATGGATCGCGACATTAAGGTAATTCATTTTACCAAGGTGGAGACCCAGCCTCATCTCAAATGGGCATTGCCCCGCTTGAAGGCGCAAGGGCTACAACATTGGAATGCCGCAACCTTGCGACAGACCACAGCCCTTCCCCATGCCCGCCCTGACGTGCAGCCGTTTGTAGACAATCTGTGGAAGGAAGCCCAAGAAGCCGGTTATACTGTTGACCGGTACGCCGTTCCGGTTGAGGAAAGGTTTGGGCAATACCACGCCGTGCGCGGTGGACAAAGGGCTGCATGATGGACCTATTACGCTGGATAGATTCGTGGAAGTTTGAAATCAAATTCGATGGGTACTATATCGAATTGACTAGCACGCTGAAGGAATACCTTGGCGAAGAAGGCGCCAAGTTTCCAATCATTATGTGGCCGACTTCATTTCGTGTCTTCCGCGAATGGCCAAAGTGGTGAATCATGCCCCCAACATATACCGATAAAGGTATTCAACGCCGTGTTATTAATTTTAGCGGGTTTCGTCTTGACGGCCTCGCTGATATTCTTCCTCGCGCGCGCGGCGCGAGTGTCTTTGACGTTGGTTGCAATCGCGGTGCTGTGTGCCATGATCTTGTTCTTGCTGGTGCTAGTGTCGTTCATGGATGTGACAACTATGTGAAAGGAATGGAAGTCGCAAATGAATGGTTTGCCGACATCCGTAGCGTCAACGCTAGGTTTGAAGTAGTAGATTTGACCGGGGGCGGCTTTGCTATTGAAAAAGCTTTCGGTAAAAACCTGCTAGAGAAATATGATATAGTTCTCATGCTTGCAGTCTATCATAAGTTATTCAGGGTTATGGAGCGCAGAGACCTTGATAATTTGGTCAAGTGGCTGGCAGAAAGATGCGGCAAGTACTTTGTCTGGCGCGGTTCGCTTGAAGAGCGTAATGAGGTGGATGGGCTGATAAAGGAAATGGGTTTTCGACGCATCCACTATTCTGAAATATGCGAAATAGAACTGGAAGAGTTTCAGCAACCTGTCCCTCAGCCGGCCGCAATATGGGCGCGAGGTATTAGGTTTGATTATGAAGCTGCAAGGAGCCATCGTTAATGGGTTTCGGTGACGAAATTATAGGTTCGGGGCTGGCGCGTGGCGCTGCCGAGAAAGGCAAGCGCGTTGCCTTTGGCGATGGGCAAAAGATCCATTGGTCTAGTTGGTGCCCTGAAATCTATTATAACAATCCCAACGTTGCCCCTCCCGGCAGCGAAAGGGATTTGAATTTAATCTGGGTCGACCATTACAAAGGTCGGCGCAAATACAATAAGCTGGTAGATGGCAAGTGGGTTTGGAACTACGACTTCAAACCAGTGCCCGGGCAATTCTTTTTTGATCAGCAGGAAATCAATCTGGCCAGCGCCTACAAGCCGGGCTTTGTAGTCATTGAACCTAATGTGCCTTGGCAAAAGGAAGTCGCCCCGAACAAGGACTGGGGCGAGGAAAAATATCAAGAGGTCGCCCGCCGACTTATTGCCGAAGGCGTTAAGGTGGTTCAATTCAAACATAAAAATTCCCGTCGCATAATTCGCGGCGCCCAAGTCTACGAGATACCAAAGTTCAGATATGTCATCTCTGTCTTGTCCCGGGCTGCTTTATACATCGGTCCTGAAGGCGGAATGCATCATGCGGCGGCAGCAGTTGGCATCCCGGCAGTAGTATTATTCGGCGGCTTTATTCCTCCAGCTGTGACCGGCTACGATGCCCATATCAATTTGACCGGCGAGGAAGATGCCTGCGGCAATATCAAACCATGCGCTCATTGCAAGCGAGCAATGGATAGCATTCCAACTGAATTAGTTTTCAAAGCAGCCACGGGGTTCTTATGAAGTGTGAAACATACATGCTACAAAATAAAGATGAGGTCGATAAGATGGCCCGCATCTTTATTGAGAATGGTGTCAAGTCTTATCTTGAGGTAGGATCAAAATTCGGCGGGTCGCTTTGGCGAGTGGCCAATGCCTTGCCGGTCGGCTCGAAAGTAGTTTCGGTGGACCTGCCGCAAGGAGACACCTCTTTTAAAGACACCAAGCCGCATCTCGAGGAATGTGTTCGCACATTAAAGAAGCGCGGATATGATGCGCAAGTAATTTTTGGCGACAGCACCAACCCGGGTATTGTTGAAGCGGCTACCAAAGAGGGACCATTTGATGCGGTCTTCCTCGACGGTAACCATACCCTGCCTTACATAAAAAAGGACTGGGAGAACTATAGCAAGATAACAAAAATTCTAGCCTTCCATGACATTGGCTTTTTCAGAGAAGGCGGAATGGCGCCGGGGAAGAAGCCGATCGAGGTTCCGGTATTTTGGAACCGGATAAAAGAAAACTACAAGCATGTCGAAATCAAATACGACAAACAAGACAATGGAATTGGTATCCTGTGGCTATAACTTTTGTTTCATGGCTGTGGGGTGACAAGTACCCGCTCGAGACCGTTGAGAAACTGGTCTCGGGTTTACGTCGCAACATGCGACAGAAATTTCGTTTCCTGCTGGTCACCGATCAGGATGTCAAGGCGACCGAAAGGTATGATGTCGCGGCGATAGAAGATTCGGGGTTAATTGGAAAGGGGTGTTTTTGTCGGCTCAGAATGTTTGACCCTGATTGGCAATTAAAAAATAAAATTGATGATCGCATGGTCGGAATAGATTTGGATATGGTCATCACAAATACTTGTGATAGTATTTTTGATCGGACCGAATCGTTTGTAATTTTACGCGGGGTCAATGCGGTCAATCCCAATCCATTTAACTGCAGCATATTTATGTTAAGGCAAGGTAGCCATCCCGAGGTGTGGTCTGAATTTTCTTTAGACAAGGCTGACAAAATTACTTACCATGAATTTCCAGACGACCAAGGTTGGGTCTGGCACATGATGCCGGAGGCGGCGACTTGGCAGGGTGGAAGTAAAAGCGGTATCTATGCTTTTCAAAAACCCGGCTGGCCTTATCACCTCTACCATAGTCTGCCAATTAATTGTCGCATGGTTGCTTTTGTCGGTGCTCGCAAGCCGGATAAGTATGCCGACGTTGCTTGGATGAAACAGCACTGGAAAATATAATGGTCGATCCCAAAAAAGTAGCGCTGTTCATTCCCCCCGGCCTGAGGAAAGTAAAGCTGGCGTTGTTCGAGCGTATAGGTCAGAAAATTGGAAAGGTAGTTCGCCATGACCCAAAGGGGCTCGATGAATTGCCCAGTGATGTTTACCCGATTGTCGGGTGCACTCCATTTTTACGTTCCCGAATCGAGGAATGGCAGCGCACAGGACGAAAGTGGATCTATTGGGACCGGGGGTATCTTCGTAGAGTGTACGCGACATGGCTGCCTGACGGACGCTCTCTGGGCATACCGGGAGGATATTATCGGTGGCACATTGGTATGTCTCAGATGCAGTCGATTGATAAAGTACCAACCGACCGGTGGGATTTCTTGCGCCTCAGCGAATATGTCAAGCCGTGGAATAAAAATGGCCGGCACATAGTTGTGGCTGATACCTTGCCTGATTATTGGAATTTGTTTTCCGACCCTGATTGGACCAAGCGGACGGTGGCGCTTTTGAAGCAGCATACCGACCGGCCAATCATTGTCAGGGATAAGGAAAGCAAGGTACCGCTCTATGACGAGCTGCGAGACGCCCATGCGCTCGTCGCACATGGGAGTATTGCTGCGGTAGAGGCGGTCGTCATGGGGTGCCCAGTTTTCGTAGCCCCGACATGTGCTGCGGCGCTGGTTGGGCAGACTGATTTTACAAAGATTGAAGAACCAATATTCCCCGAGAGGATGCCTTGGATATATAGTCTATCGTATTGTCAGTTTAATGAAGGGGAACTGGTCGACGGGACTTTATGGAGGCTGATACACTGATGCCATGGATCAGGGTAACAAAGCAGTTTGATTATTGGCCGACTTCAAGGTCGGTCATGAATTACAAACCGGGAACCTATCTGGTCAAACAGGCATGTGCTGATAAAGGGATCAAAGAGGGCTGCGCGAGAATAATCAAAAGACCGATGGACAGGGTCAGGAAAGATGACAGCAGGCGAGCTGAGATATAAAGTGGGATTTTATTCTCGGCAGGCTCCGGGCGCGTCGTCTCCGCCTGCGCCGGACTATGGCGATACCGAAGGGTCATTTTCCGGTACCCCGAACTTCACAGCCTTTGCCAACATAGCGCCAAAGCTCGGCGGGGAACAAATTCAAGCTAGCCGGTTGACCGGAATTAATTATGTTAACATTACAGTCCGGCAATCTACCAACACCAGATTGGTTACCACCGACTGGCAAGCAAAGGATGAAAACTCAGGAGAAATTTATAACATTAAATCCATCATCGACCCTGACGGCGGCAGAGTTAAGCACGGCATGTATTTTGAAATGCTTTGCGAGAAAGGGGTAGCCGTCTAATGCCGGTAAATACATCAGTCGAAAGATTCAAGAAGCTGACTGCTGAGTTGCAGAATGAAGTGCATGCCGCGGCCGTGCAAGAATTAAATACTCAGGCAAACAAGTTGAAGGATCTTATTGCTTCAGTGGCGCCGGTCTATAAAGGACCATCAGGTGGCAGCTTGAGGCATTCGGTTCGGGTCATTCCCGGCAAGAAGGATACCGTTGTCAGAGTTGTGGCTGGTGGCGAATTGACAACCCGAAATGAAGTTTCTTCTACCCCTTATGACTACGCAAGAGCCGACGAGTTCGGTACTGTCAATATGCAGCCACAACCATTTTTCTTTCCGACCTATCGACTGGCTAGAAAGAGAATGATATCGACTATGAAGCGAAGGATAGCGGCGTCTATTAAAAAGAGGTCGGCTGAATGAGTGACCCGTCGCTTGAGCTTCAGGCAGGCATCGTCGCCAAGTTAAAGGCGGACGCTGGCGTGCAGGCTATTGTCGGCACTAGGGTCTATGACCATGTGCCTCCCGGGCCGACCTTCCCCTACATCTCTTATGGGGATTCCCAAGTTCTGCCGGACAAGGCTGATTGCATTGACGGCGTTGAAGTCTTTGTTCAGCTGGATGGTTGGTCTCGGAATGGAACTTATCCAGAGGTCAAGCAAGTGAGCAAAGCGATCGTTGCCGCTTTAGACGATCAGGCAATAACTGTGAGCGGATACTCAGTAATAGTATTCGAACTTAATGACACCAACTACCTGCGTGACCCTGACGGAATCACCCGCCATGTGTCGCTCAGTTTTCGTGCGTTAATACAAGCAGCCTAAACAAGGAGTATTGAAATGGCTCAACCAACTGTTATCCCCGGTACCAAGTTGCTTATCTTGGTGGGTTCCGGTGGCGATAGCCCGGGCAGCCCCGACGTGTTTTCGGAGCCGTGCGGACTGACTTCTAAAAATTTCAATCTGTCGGCATCGACTAATACAACGTTGATCCCAGATTGTACCGACCCGTCTTTGCCGGCATGGGAAGCAAAGGACGTGAACGCACTGTCGGCAGAAGTGTCCGGCTCCGGCGTCATGGCCGTTGAATCTTTCCATACTTGGATGGATTGGTTCATGGGCGCAACAGATCGCAGCTGCCGAATACAGCTGGTGTCACCGACCTCGTCTCCGCTTGGCCTCGGCTATTGGCTTGGTAGCTTCTTGCTGACCGATCTTAAGTATGGCGGTCAGCGCGGTCAGAAGGTCACGCTTGATCTAACGCTGGTCAACAACGGCGCCCTCTCATTCGTTGCTGCCTAAGCCTAAGAAGGAGCCACAGGCTATGGCTGTTAATGGTGAGATTGAATTGGCTTGGGCTGACGGTCAGCACAAGTTCAATATAGCTAGAGTTGGTCAGATACTCGAGCTTGAAGAAAAATGTGGAAGCGGCTTATCTGAAGTATTTAGCCGCCTCCGCGAAGGCAAATGGAAGCTAAATGATATTCGTGAAACCATTCGCCTCGGATTGATTGGCGCGGGAGAAGACCCATTAAAGGCCCTCGCTCTAATCACACGATATGTTGACCAGCGACCGTTAGTTGAAAGCGTTCAAGTTGCCATCGTCATTGTCATGGCTGCACTAGTCGGTGTGCCGGGGGATGAAGTTGGAAAAAAAGAGAAAGCGGAGAGGGCCGCGGAAGCTCAATCGTCGGAGACGACGGGAAGCTCGTCCGCTCCGCAGTCTACGGTCTCGGAGCAGCCCTTGGATGGACACCAAGACAGGTCGATGAATTGACGTTGTGGGAATTGTCTGCCTGCGTCGATGGGTTTAACAAATCCCAAGGTGCAGAAACTATCGAGCCGCCTTCCAATGAGGAATTTGATACCATGCTACTAAACTATCATTCAATGACGATGCAGTAGATGGCAAACGAAACCGCAGCATTGGTTGTGGCGCTTTCCGCCCAAGTGTCCAAGTTTGAAAAGGACATGAAGGACGCTACCAAGATTGCCGACACCCAGACAAAGGCGATCGAATCCCGCTTTGCTAAAATGAACGATACTATTAGCGGTCAATTCGGCAAATTGTCTGACATTGGTAGCAGCAGGCTTGGTCCTCTTAGTGGTGTTCTCGGAAGCATAGGCCCTCTCGGTCTTGCTATCGGTGCCGGCATTGGTGTGGCGGCTTTGGCATTTGACCATCTTTATCAATCGACAAAAGCTTACATTGACCAAGCCGGCAAATTAAGAGACACAGCTGATACTACCGGCTTAACGATAACCCAGCTTGATGAGCTGAATAAGGTTGGCTTGACGGTCGGTGTCAGCGCAGAGGAAACTACAAACTCAATTAATAAAATGACTGTTGCTTTCGACCAGCTCAGGGAAGCCAAT